CCTCACTGCGGCGCCAAGTTTGAACGACTCGTCCAGAAAATGAACGACCACACCGACCGTGAGTGCCCGTTTTGTCACGCGCAGGCACCCATCACCGTGAGTTGCCCCTCGCCATTTCAGTGGGGAAAAAGGAAGTAGCCATGATCTACGCAGTCGTTGTCCTAGGGCTTCTCGCTATACTCGGATTCGCGCGCGCTTCCTACTGGAAGCAGCGTCTTTACGACGAGCAGGAGAAGCTGGATCCACTGTTCCAAGAGGCGCTTGAGAAGTCGCGCCAGACCCTAGAGGCCAACAAAGAACTCGCCGGGTACAAGGAGACATGCCTTCAGTTAGCCCACCGTCCGGTCGTCGCGATGATGTCCAACGACCAGATGCAGCAACTGGCTCACGTCATCATGGCCGGACTGAAGCCGAAGGAGTGGATAAATTGAAATCTACTGACAAGCAGGTTAACGCGCGGCTGCTAAAGACCTACGGGATCACGCTGGCCGAGTACAATAAGATGCTGGTCGAGCAGGGTGGGGGATGCGCGATTTGCGGCCGACCACCGGGCACCAAACGCCTGCACGTCGATCACGACCACTCCATATCCAAGATCAAGTTAGACACTGTCCGCTCGGGAAAAGGCTGGATGTCCTCTACGGAATACCGGGGTGGACTTTATGCTATGTGGGGTCGTGGAAAGTCGGAGGCCGTCAAAGGTCTGAGGGCCAAGCTGAAACGGGCCAGTGTCCGTGGAATCTTAGACTGGCCGTGCAATTCTGGCCTCCAAAAATGGCGGGACAACCCCAACCTGCTGGAGAAGGCCGCTGCGTACATACGGAAGTTCAACGCTAAGGAGGCAGCATGAGTCTATTTGGGAAACTGGTAGCAACCGCAGTAAACGTAGTCACGCTCCCCGTTGCTGTGGCAAAGGATGTTGTCACACTGGGAGGCTCATCCGGTGGTCGAGGCTCCTATACCGTCGAGAAACTTCAACAGATCAAAGACGAGGCGAAATAGGAGGCCCTGTGGTCGCATTATCTGAAGCAAAGAAGCAAGAGGTTCGAGACCTGTGGGCATCCGGGCAGTTCGTATCCCACCGCGCGCTGGCCAAGAGCCTGAAGCTGGATCACACCACCGTGGATAAAATCCTCGGACACGCCTCGGATTCTCCGAGCCAAGACGCGAAGGTTCTTACGGAGACCAGCGAGATCATCGGCGAGAAGTGGAACATCTCTTTGCCGAAGACGCGGATCTGTACGCTGGAGGAACTGATCGCGTTCTGCAAAGTGGATACCACGATTTGGAAAGTGGAACGCTGGACCGCGAACAAATGGGAGGTCGGCGCGAAGAACGACGAGGGCAACGTCGAGACCGCGCCCCTCTACCAAGTCAAGGCGACGTTTATCCGCCAGCAGAACATCGTGGACGCCAAGCTAGAGTTGGAGACCCTGAAGACAGACGCCAAGAAGGCGGCCCGGACGCCGGCAAAGCTGCCGGTACACTTCAAGGACACGGGGCTGATGCTGGAGATCTCACTCGCCGACGCCCATTTTGGCAAGTTGGCTTGGAGCCAGGAGACGGGGCACGAGCCGTACGATACAATGATTGCCGAAGCGATCTTCACGCGGGCTGTGGACACGCTGTTGTCTCGGGCGAAAGGCTACAAGTTCGACCACATCCTGTTCGTAGTTGGCAACGACCTGCTGAACAGCGACGACGAACTCGGCCGCACAACCAAAGGGACCTTCGTGTCCACCGATGTCCGGTACCAGAAGACCTTCCTGATCGTCCGCCGGACAATCACAGCCTGTATCGAGAAGATGCGGCTGATGGCGCCGGTGCATGTCCTGATGGTTAGCGGGAACCACGATGACTTGGCCGTATGGTCGCTTGGAGACAGCCTGTCTTGCTACTTCGACAAATACCCCGACGTGTTCATCGACAACGCGCCGATCTCCCGCAAGTACCACCAGTTTGGCAAGGTCATGCTGCTGCTGACCCACGGCGACAAGGGCAAGCACAAGTCCTACCCACTGTTGATGGCGACGGAGCAGCCGGAAATGTTCGGGAGCACGATGTTCCGCGAGGCGCATACCGGACACACGCACCAGACCAAGACCGAGGAGCAGTTCGGGGTTCGTGTCCGCGTGATACCGTCCCTGAGTCCGCCTGATGCCTGGCACGCTGAGAACAACTTCCTGTGCAACCAGCGGAACGCGGAGGCTTACGTATGGAGCGCAAAGGAGGGCCTGATCGCTCAGTTCTACCACAACGATGACGCTTACCCGCCGGTCATAACGAAACGAGTAATCGTTGCAACCGAAACCCCAACAGAGTCGTCTAAGTAGGTGAGTATGTCTGCGAACGATACCCAAGTCGGCGGAGACCACTACCGCAGAAAGTCGGTGCAGCCGTGGGACGCGATGGCGTCGTGGATGACGCCGGAAGAGTTCTGCTCATTCCTCCGTGGCAATGTCATCAAGTACATCGCCCGGTATAAGGACAAGGCCGGCGTCGAAGACTTGAAGAAATGCCAGCACTATCTCGACAAGCTGATTGAGGAGGAGAGCAAGAAATGAGCCGCAGACACCTACCGATTATCGGCGGCTTGTTCAACCGCTCTGTGGATAAGTTCGATGTCTTCCTGAAGTGGCTGCACGACCTTGGCGGCCACTACAAAGTGTATATCTTCGAGTCAAAGCCGAGGGATCCCAAGCGGTACCAGTGGCCGCCGAAGTTCAGAGTCAACCGCAGGCCGCTCGACCCCAAGAAGTACCGGACAGACGAATTAGGGATCGTCCGGAAGATACCAGAGACTGTCCAGATAATGGACAAGGAGACAAAATGAAAGTGCGTCTTAATGGCCGTGACTCACAGACCTTTGTTAGCCTGTCGAATGTTCCATACGGAGCTTTTGCTCAAGGTCTCGATGGCAAGCTCTACCTTGCGCCGGGACCAGAAGGGTGGATAACTCCAAACAGAGAGATACATAGCGGCTTTGAGAGAGTGAAAAACTCTTTTGAGGTCACGGTGGTGCGACTACCCGCCGGCACAGAAGTCACTTTGATTTCAGAAATCTAAAAGAATTTAACCAACTAACCGTTTCAACCAAGGAGACCCACCATGTTTGGAAGCAAAGCGAAGCAAATCGAGTACCTAGAGTCATACAACAAAACGCTGAACGAGCGAATCGAAGCCCTCGAAGCTGAGAACAATGATCTGACAGACGACGTGTACGTGCCCACGTTTTACGTCGTAACGCCGACCAAAGGCAAGCCCTTCACCGTCGTCGCTAATGGTGTCGTGTTTGACCACGGTATCTACACGTTCTTCGACGAGTATCCGTGCGGACACACCTCCGCTATCGCACTCTACCCCGACTACAGTATCAAGTCCATTGTCGAGGAAGGAGCCATCTACGTGCCGGCACCCCCGGTCAAGCCAACCAATCTGGCAAAGGCCGACAAGACAGTCAAGTCCACCACCAAGGACCCCAAGGACGCATCCATTTAACAAGTCTCTAACGGACAGAAAGGAAACACATGCTTCGCAACATCGCCAAGTTCGTCCTCCCTCTCGCCCTCACCCTGCCTGTCCTTGTTTATGGACAGGCAGCGAAGGCGCCAACGGCGTCACCTGCGGTGGCAGCCAAACCCGCAACCCCGCCCGTCATCTCCGACGCTCTCCGCGCTCGGTTCTTTAAAGCGCAGTTGCATCAAATTCAGGCCGACCAAGTAGCACAAGAGGCAAAGACAGAGTTTCAGGCCGTTGTTGACTCCCTCCAGGCAACCTGCGGCGACGTGTCCACTCTCTCCCTCAACGCGGCCGGTGATCCAGAGTGCGTAGCCAAGCCAACACCAGACAAGTAAAAAGCACGCAAGGGGAAAAATGCCGGACAAGAAGTGGTCAACAGAGATGAGCAATTTCGCCAGCACGATTATGAACCAGAAATATGCTCACGATAAACCGGACGGTACGAAAGAGACTTGGGAGGAGATTGCCGCGCGCGTGGTGAAGAACGTCATGCGAGTGGTCGATGCTCCCAAGTCGAAGATTGACCAGATTACCCGAATTGTGGCCAATCGACAGTTCATGCCCGGCGGTCGCTATCTTGCCGCTTGCGGCCGCCAGTTTCATCAGGTGCAGAACTGTCTCCTGCTTCGGGCCGAGGATAGCCGCGAGGGGTGGTCCGACCTTCTCCAGAAAGCGGCTATGGCTTTGATGACAGGGGCAGGTATCGGGGGCGTGTACAGCTCCATACGGCCGGAGGGATCGAAGATTAGAAAGACAGGCGGATACGCGACGGGTCCCTTAGCCCTTATGCAGATGGTGAATGAGGCCGGCCGCGGAATCCGGCAGGGAGGCGATCGTCGGTCCGCAATTTGGGCAGGACTCAACTGGGCGCACGCGGACATCCACAAGTTCATAGCTATGAAGAATTGGATACCGGAGGTTTGCGCACTGAAGGAAAAGAACTTCGACTTTCCGGCAACGATGGATGGAACCAATATCTCTGTTGGCTTGGATGACACGTTCTTCAAGGCATTCCACAACGACAAGCACAAGCTCCACGCCCACGCTCAGTCCGTCTACTGGGCGACTGTCCGCCAGATGTTGAAGACAGCGGAGCCTGGGTTCACCGTAGACGCGGGAGAAAACGCGGGGGAGGATCTGCGCAATGCGTGCTGCGAGGTGTCGAGTCGTGACGATTCAGACATCTGCAACCTCGGAAGCATCAACATGGCGCGTATCTCCTCCCTTGAGGAGATGGAGGAGGTCACGCAGGCGGCGACGGAGTTCCTTCTTGCCGGCACTCTGTACAGCGACGTGCCCTACGCCAAGGTAGACGCAGTTCGGACAAAGAACCGGCGCCTTGGCCTCGGTTTGATGGGCCTGCATGAGTGGCTACTCCTACGCGGTCTCCCTTACGCACCTAACGATGAACTTGCAAAGTATCTGGAGGTGTACAAGAAGTCTACAGAGATTGCCACAAAGTATGCCGAGGAACTAGGTATATCTGCCCCAATCAAGACCCGCGCAATCGCTCCCACAGGGACCATCGGTATTGTCGGGGAAACCTCAACAGGAATTGAGCCCATCTTCTGCGTGGCATACAAACGCCGGTATCTGAAGGGAAGTCTCTGGAGCTATCAGTATGTCGTAGACCCGACTGCAAAACGTCTTATCGAGACCGGAGTCAACCCCGACAGTATCGAGGACGCGTACGTGCTGGCAGAGAATGTGGAAAAGCGTGTCGCGTTTCAAGCATGGGTGCAGTCATACGTTGACCACGCCATCAGCTCGACCATCAACCTGCCAAGCTGGGGGTCGGAGCTGAACAACGAGGACACCGTCCAGGAGTTCGGCCGTATGTTGATAAAATATCTGCCAAACCTACGCGGGATCACCTGCTACCCAGATGGCGCGCGGGGCGGTCAGCCCCTGAGTCCTATTAAATATCACACGGCCGTAAAGCACCTCGGAGAGGTATTCGTAGAAGCCGCGGACATCTGCGAAATTTCTAAAGGCGGGTCGTGCGGAGAGTGAGGAAACCATGAGCCGATGTTCAATCCCAAAGCCCCGAGTCGTACTGAAGAGTGACCGCGGAAAGTTCGTCCTGGGCCACTGCTACTTCTGTGGCAAGGACTTCCCATTTTTCGAGTTCGTGGACGAGACGTGCCCGAAGTGCAAGGTCAAAGCAGTTGTGATTGAGAGGAAAT